GGCCATGACGCAAAGCACCATGATGGTTGCTAGCTATGCCGTGGGTCACGGTGTGCTGCGCCCTGAGTGCTGCGTGAGCCTCCTGAGTGACGGTAACCCTTACTGATTCGTACTCTTATTAATTGAGAGTAGGGCTTAGCTAATTACCAATACAATGAGGGGAGACTTATGTTTCCCCTTTTTTGTTGCAATAATGGCGACTACAAAGCTCAGTGCAGTTAACACGCTGCTCGCCATTATTGGCGAAGCACCTGTAAACAGTCTTAATGCCCCTCTAACAGGCGATGTAAGCCTTGCAGAGCGGACTCTTGATGAAGTCAGTAGGGAAGTTCAAGGAGCTGGCTGGTCTTGGAACACGATGCTGTATGACTCCATTCCTCTGGACGCTTCTACAGGCCAGTCCCAACTTCCTAGTAATACCCTTGCTGTACGGTTCAACCCTTTGCTGTATCCGTCTCAGCGTTTTGTTCTACGTGGTCTGCGGCTTTTTGATCGCGTTAGGAATACATACGATCTGAGAGGCAGTCTTGGTGTTGCTGTTGTTGGTAATAACAGTGATCTTGTAGCTGAAATTATCGAAGAGCTTGAATGGGACAGTATCCCTGAAACGGCTCGACGGTACATAATGATCCGAGCTGGACGGATGTTTGCTAACCGTGCGGTTACGTCTTCTAGCCTTGAAGCCTACACAGCAGAAGATGAGAAAGCCGCTCTGGAGACCCTCAAGAGAACTGAGGACATGGCTGGAAACTATAACTTCATTAGTGGTCCTGATGATATGTATGGTGGCCGGGTGGTTACTACTTTTGGTCCTGATATTCTTGATCGCTGATGTCTAGGGAACTTTTCAGTCAAATCATTGGCCCTCTCAATAAGGGCGTAAACCAGCAAGCAGATAGCTTTGTGTTGCCTGGTTTTGCTAAAGAGCTTGAGAACGGTAACTGTGACCTTGTAGAAGGTCTTAAAAAGCGTCTTGGTTCTGTGCCTGTAAAGCGTATTGACACGCTTACGAAGAACGCTGGTGGACTGAGCTTGGTTAATCCCATCAAATGGGATGAAGCTTGGCTTTATGTTTACAACCGAAGCAGTGATGAACGGTTCATTCTGATCATTGCTGACGACAGTAGAACCATTAGTAAAACAGGGAACATTACTACAGGCTCTGCTGTTGTTACTTCTGTCAGCTCCATGACAGACCTGTTTATTGGAGCAGGAGTAACTGGCACTGGGATCCCAGCTGATACGACCATTGTTGATATTGATACTGCTGGCTCTCGTATTACTCTCAGTAAAAACGCTACAGCTACAACCACTGGTGTAACACTGACGGTGGAAGCTAGCTACACGTTTGTTACTGGTATCTCAAACGTCGAGCCAATCAGCGGGATCCTGCCTGAGGTGGTCCCTGTTGAGCAGACTTTTGCCAACATCACTTCTACCAATCTTGAATATTTCCGTGGTTCTGGTCGTGCCCGTGACCGATTCAGGGCTACGTCATTTCAGGATTACGTTTTTGTAACAAATATCCAAAAAGAAGTTGGCTATGACGCTAGCGAAACTCTGACTCGTTACAACATCGGGAACATCAGCGGTACGTTCCGGCCTACCAAAGCTCAGGTTTGGGTGAAGCTGGTCGATTACGACACGATGTATGAGGTGGATATTGAGCTAGATAACGGCGATGTTATTACTGGCCACTACCTTACTCCTTCTCTTACTGATTCTGGTGGCAACCCAAACGTTGTTAGTTCTGAAGAGATTGCTCAACGGCTAGTTAACTGGACTGAAACTATTACTGGCTCTACCACCATTGGTAGTGCAACTGTTACCAGTGTTTCTAATGATGACATCAAGAAAGTATTTCCTGGAGAACTTGTAACTGGCACTGGTATTCCTGCCAATACCTTTGTAGGCACTGTTACCAAGGCTTCTGGTGCTAACACCTTTACTCTTGTTAACGAAGCTGGAGCTGCTGTAACTGCTACAGCTAACGGCTCTGGCACTATTACTCTTGGTGACGGTCTCGATAACACTGACATCAACAACGCCCTGACCTTTGAGGTAAAAGGCTCTCAGATCCTCATTGGTCTTACTAGCTCCTCTCGATACATCAAAAGCATCGTTGCTTCTGACGCTCGTGGTAGCACTTTGATGTCTGGTTTCTCCAACCAAGTCACAAGCATCACAGAGCTTCCTCCGACCTCTTGGGAGGGCTATACGGTGCTTGTGGCTCCTGACGGTTCCTCTGATCAAAGCGCTTACTACCTGACCTTTAACGCTGAGAACACTACAACCGCTGGTACCTTTGCTCGTGGTGTTTGGGAAGAGGCTTCTGGTTGGGGTACTAGAGGGGTCCTGAACGACAACACAATGCCTCACGCATTTGTGTATTACAGGAACTCAAACGGTCTTGTACGCTTTACTGTCCAACCGTTCAGTGGAACAACCTACACCGATGGGTCTGTTTCCATTGATATTCCTGGTTGGACTGCTCGCCTTGCTGGTGATGAAGATGAACTACCTGGACCTTCTTTCGTTGGTTTTGGTATCAACGATATTGTATTTTTCAAAAACCGCTTGGGATTTGTTAGCGGTGAAAACGTCATTCTCAGTGAGTCTGGTTCCTATTACAACTTCTGGCAGCAGTCAGCGCTTCAGGTTGTAGACAGTGATCCTATTGATTTGACTGCTGTTAGTAACGACGTAGCCGTACTTAACTACGCTTTGCAGCAGCAGGATGAACTTGTCCTGTTCTCCAATGAAAACCAGTTCCGTCTGTACTCAGGCGACAACGTAACGTTTAGCCCTGAGACCGCCTCTGTGGGTCGTATCAGTTCCATCAGCATGGAATCTAAGGTGCGTCCTGAGCAGGTTGGTCCTCAGGTTCTGTTCCCTGTTAAAGAGGGTGACTTTACTGGTTTCCATACGTTCATTACGACTGACCGTACCGTAGGCATCAACCTTGGTCAAACAGCTGTAATCACTGAGACTGTACCTAAGTACATTCCTAAGAACATCGACTCTTTGGCTGTTAGCCGTACAGATCAGTATTTGATTGCTCTTAGCAGTGACGAACCTAATAGTCTGTACGTTTACCAGTTCTTCTGGGAAGCCTCTGGTGGCTCTCTAACCAACCGTCAGAACGCTTGGCATAAATGGCGCTTCCCAAACAAGCACATCTATTGGTGTGATTTTGTAGAAGGCACGTTGTTCAAGCTGGTTGCCTACGACAACAACGGAACTACTGAGTATTACCTGGAAGGTGTTAACGCCTCTAGGCCGCCTCAGGACAGTAAAGACCTGTTCCTATTGGATCGTCAAATCTCCAGCTCGATTACTACTGACATTGGTACGGCATCGTTTACCTATGATGCTGGTTCAAACAAGACGACCGTACATTTGCCGTACAGAACGGTTAACGAAAGTCAGTTTGTCGTAATTAAAGAGGACAGCACCGATGCGTCAGAAGCTGAGAAACGTTGGATCGTGGCTGCTAGTGTCCCGGCTGGTGTTACTAGTTTCGTTTGCGATAGCCTTGGGGATTTCTCGGGCAGCTCTTGGGTCTTTGGTGAGAAATATACGTTTACCTTTAGACCGCCTCAAATTATGCCTTACAGCCGAACAGCAACAGACAACACTTTTATTGGCAATCGTACTGGTCGTTTGCAGTTGCGATATTGCGATATTTATTACAACGATGCAAGGTACTTCACTATTGAAGTGACTCCTAAACATAGGGATACCGTTGTTTACGAGTTTGATCGCCGTGAGCCGTTAAACGGCAACATTGTTGTTAGTGAGGAAGAGCCGTTTGAAGAGGCCAAGTTCCGTGCTTATATTCAAAGCAAGAATGACCAAGTTACAGTGGAGCTAGTAAACGACAGCATCGACCAGGCTAAGTTTATTGCTCTTGAATGGACTGGTCTGTACTTTGATGTGGCGAGGAAGTACGGCTGATGGCTAAAGGTATTTTTGAACTGCCTTCCATTCTGAACATTGCTGAGTTTGGTCTAAAGGGTTTTACAGCCATTGCTGGGTATCAAGCTGAACAAGCAGCTACAGCACGAGCTAACGCTGCAGATCAAGCTCAGTTCTGGACGCAATATGCAGCTCAGAGTCAGGAAAACTACAGGGCTTACGAAAATCAACTGAACTCTTGGTATCGAGAGGCTGATTACGTTGAGAAGCGTCGTCAGTATGAGCAACAACTGGCAGAGCAACAGGCTGCTTATAAAGGTGCTGTAACTACTGCAGCAACTAAAAACTTTGAACGGCAGCTTGCTGACCTTGAGGGTCGCTTTTACGAGGAAGAGGCCAAGGAAACAATTGAGCTTGAAAACATCAGAACTCAAGCGTTTGCAGCTAAAGCCAAGGTGTCTGCTTCAGGTCAGGTCGGTAGAACTGTTGAGCGGATGCAAAACCAGTACAACCAGCAGTACCTGGCAAACGTTAGTAACCGACAGATCACTCGGAGTTTCCGTATAGCTGACAAGATCCGAGCAGCTGAAGCGGCAAACATTGCACGGGAGAACACTGGTAATCAGGTGCAGTATTACACCCCTCAACCTATTGCTGATCCTGTAAAACCCCTTGCTCCGCTTCCAATCCAAGCTGTGGGACCAACACCTCGGACTGGTCCTAGCGGCACTGCACTCGCCATTAACCTTGGTAGCTTAGCTTTTGAGGCTTACGAAAACTACAAGGCGATGCAGCCCCCTGCTCCTAAAACTGTAGATACTAAGTCGTACTACAAAGGCGCTAAACCAGCTGAGACGCTTCCTATTACTACTGAGAACTGATTATGACGAGCAGCTTCGGCATTACCCCTCAACGTCAGGTTCGGGATCAACTTCTTCAACCTGAACAACCACAAGCACTACCAAAACCTGCTGAGCCTGCTGGTGTTCCTCAACAGGTAGGCGGTCAGCTGATGTATGCAGCTCAGTACCAACCTGACACTCGTACTCAGCAGACCATTAAAAGCCTTGAAGACTTCCTAGCTAAAGAGGGAGTTTTTGATCGTGCTTCTACGATGCTGTTTGAAGGGTATAAGGAGCAAAAGCGTAAGGAAGCTCTGTCGCTGCTTAAAAGCGAAGCTACTGCTTATCAAGACCTAGAGCAGAACAGCAAAGAGATTCAAACTCTTAAAGCTGCTGGACAAGAGGAACTGGCTACCCAAGCTCGTCTCAGTAACCCCTGGACTAAGTTCTATTACTACGACGTAAAGGCAACAAACGCTGGTCAACAGATCGCTACTGATCTGGCGATGTGGGGCCGTAAGGAGGCTTCTAAGCTGGCTGAGATTGCTAGCCCTGCTGAACGTGCTGCTGCTGTAGCTGCTAAAGCTAAAGAGCTTCAACAGGCTTATGCAGATATTCCTGAAGCGTTTGTAGCTGCCAAGATTGATCCTCTTGTTGCGGCCACTACTCTTGATCTCAAAGCTGATATCGCAAATAAAGCGTATGAGCTCAACGATCGCACCATCAAGCAAACTGCTACTGAAATGCTGCTTGGTAAGTGGCGTCTTGGTGCAAAGTTTAATCAGGCTGAAAGCACCAATACTTACAGCACTGAGCTGCTCAAACAAGGCGTTCTAGAGCAACGTGAGTGGCTGATCAATAAACAGGGTTATTCCAAGCAAGACGCTACTGATGCTCTTGCTGAGATGTTCGATAAAGACGCTGTTTTCCTTGATGCAAATGGCGACCAGCTGAACGACATCGGTGAGTCTTACAGCGCCTTCAATATGCTCCGTACTCTCGGAGAGATCAACGTAGACGGAATCCCGCTGCTTAATTTGCGTGATAGTAAAGGTCGCAATCTTCGTAACGTCATTGAAGCAGCTGTAGACCGTGCCACTAAGCGTCAGGAGCTGCGAGAGGGTTCTATTGAGCGAGGTCTTCAGCGGGCTCAGCGGGAGTTCACTAGGGCCATTAAAGATCGTTCAACGCTGTGGTGGGTAGAAAATCCCAACCCAACTGACGATCAAATCATTGCCCGTCAAAAACAAGAGGAACAGTTCATCCTGCAGCAGTCTCAACGTGGCTATCTGCCGCCTGGTATGTCGTATCAAAACGCTGTAGATATGATGCGAGATCAGTACAAGTTTTCTCAAAAGCAGCTGACTCCTGAGCAGTCTGCTTTGTTGATTGAGGAAGCTAAAGACCTGATTGATTCAGGTGTAACTGAAATGCCTGCTGACCTTCGTGCTCGCCTTGAGGGTACTAACCTCTTTGGGCAAGTCATTGGTCTATTTGGTAACGCTCAACGTAAGGACAATGCTGAAGCTCGTGCAGCTACGTCTTCTGTTCAGCGGAACCTGCTTAGGGGCCTTCTAGATGGTCTTAAAGGTTCCTTTGAGCAAGACCCTCAAATCAAGCGGATGGCACAAGAGAAAGGTGAAGTGCCTAAGCAAAAGCGTGCTTTCCTAAATCAAGCCATTATTGAAGCTAAACAACGTCTTCGTGCTGAGGGAACTGATTATCTCAACCGTAAGCTCAATCAAGTTCGTAACAACGGTGAGAACATTAATGATCCCAATGTCCAACTGAGG